TACCCTTTCTCATCCGGCGCTTCCGGACTGCTGTCGGCGCTGCTCGTTAAGGGACCGGTACTTCTCCGCAAGCTCCTGCTTGCTCATCTTCTTCGGCTTAGACTGCTTAATACCCACGACCTTAACCAAGACCATGAGGCGATTCAGATGCCAAGTCTCTACCGGATGAAATGGGATGTTAAACTGAATCAACCAGTAGTAGATCAACTCGTTGGTGATGACCTCCGAGGATCCTCGCTGCTGGGGTTCAGGTCCAAACGTGGTTGCCGTTTGATCGCTGTTAATGTACTCGGCGATCGTGTTGATGTCTTCTACACTAAGACGATCGACAAAGTTTTCGGGAGGATTGTCATTGAGAACCATCTGTTCAATGTACGACACCGTCTCTTCCGGTGTTTTAGGCTCTCGACCGAAGAACGGTTTCCTATGAATCGCTTCCCATTTTGACAAAGAGAGCAGGGAATGCTCGAAAGAGAGCTTGATGACAGGTTCGTCATCGAGCGGTTGTAGCATAATGTCGAGCATTCCCCGACTCCTTTCAGTTGTCTACTCCGAAGAGGATCACGGAACGTAGGTGATCGTCCAGTCGTTGTCGGACACCGGGCTGAACTTGTAGCCAGGGGCCGGGTGAGCCTGAACGACCGTGGTGGCCGTGATCGGAGCGGTCGGGCCGGACGGAACCTCGTTGCCGCCGATGGTGTAAACGACACCGGTGACGGCCGGGATGGTGATGATGTCCGTCGAGGCGTCGTAGGTCGGCGCGGTGGCGGTGACCTCGATGGCGGTTCCGGAGAACATGTCGAAGACCTCGGTCGGCAGAGGCAGACGAGGGCTGGTCGACACCGAGCCATACAGCGCGGCCTCCAGGGTGGAGAGGTCGTCCGGGTCCACCTTGGTGGAATCGATGACGATCTGAGAGGTCGGCTTCAGCGTCGAACCGGCGTCCACCGGAGTGGTCGTCAGCTCCCAGCTGAAGGTGATCGCCTCAGGGGTGTCGTTGATGGTCGCGTAGGCCTTCTCCGACGGCGCAGCCTGAGCGCCATAGATGAGGTGGATCTTGTAGCCGAGGTCGCTACCCTCAACGTCATTGCCGACGCGAGTCTGGTAGGAGAGACCGAACGCTCGACGCGACTGCTGACCAACGTAGACGCCGGCAGACGGAGAAGCGACACCATCGAACTGAGCGAACTCGTCCGGGTAGGTGTAGGCCTCAACCGTGGCACCGAACTCCTCAGCGGAGATCAGGTTGAGGTACTTGATGTTGTCGGCGTAGAGGGGAGTAGCCTCCGCGCCAGAGGGGGACTCGGTGACCGTGGTCAGACCGTTCCAAGCGACGCCCGTGTCGTAAACCCCGTTGTCATCCGGGATGTACAGAACGCCCTTGTTGACGCCGGTCTCATAAAACCGCTCGCCAGTCTTGTCCCAAACGAGCTTAGCCATTTGGTTTCCTTCCTAATGGTGAATCACGAAGACGTCATGGTTAAGACCGGACGTCGCGAAATGACGACTGAATGAACTGAGTGGAAGTCCCATAAGCTTACGCAAAACAGGACTATCTGGCTCTTGGCGAATGAACGTGACCTGATATCGATCATGCATCTTGTACGATCCATTGTCTGCATGCTGATTGTGAATCTCTTCGAGCTCATACACAATGCAGGGATAAAGCATGCGAGAATCGTCGGGAGGCTGATAGTAGACGTTATTGGTACCAAGAATCTGAACCAGAAGTGCGTTAAACGCAATTCGTCGGCTCTCTTCAGGCGTGAAATCAGGGGCCTGGACTGGGCTTGGGACCATGGTATACACCTCCCGTCGAAAGAATAAGGCGGGGCCTCTTGAGCTCGACCGAAGTCACTGCCCAATAGACCCCGCCCTCATCAATGACGTACTTGATAGTCGAGAAGTGCCCCAACGCAAACGGGTCGGCGACGACGCTAATGCGACTCGAAAACCGCAAATCGTCATTCACCTTGTCGGACTCTTCAGAAGAGACCGTCTCGTTGAGGTACTTCCCGTAATAGTCACGCTCTACGATGCTGTCCGACCAAACACCGGCTACGAGTTCACCGGGTACGCCGTACCCGACTTTCCCAAAGAAGCGTGCCATTTTGATCTAATTCAGATCAGGACAGGTCCTGGCCGGTGTAGCTCCACTCGTCGTCCTCGGAGTTCGCGAAGTAGCTACCGGCGGCCGGAACAGCCTTCACGTTGAGCGTCTGGCCCTCAGTCAGCGTCACCGGAGCAGCGGTGGTGAGCGTGGCGTCGGTGTCAGCGTTCTTGTAGGTCACGCCAGTCACGGTGGGAACCGTCACGACGTTGTCGACGAAGGTCGGCTCAGCGGGAACGCGCAGGACAGCCGAACCGGCCACCTTGCGGAACACGATCGCGGCCTTCGGCTGCGTGAGAGCACCCGACAGGCGGGTCTCGATCAGGTAGCGCAGCTTGTTGTAGTCGATGTCGAAGTCATCGAACATCGTGGCCTGGCCACCGCGGTCAGCACCCAGGGTGTAGTCCGCGAGGTTGACCATGATGCCGACCAGGTCCGGAACGCGCTCCATGACCTCGACCGGAACGATGGCGGAGACACGGAGAACCGCGGCCACCTCGTTCAGGTTGGCGTAGAGGCGACGACCGAAGTTGTCCTTCACCGTCAGGAAGGCGGAGATGGTGCTCTCCGTGGTGAAGAAGGTCGGCTGACCCGAGCCCTTGTAGTAGCGACGGTTCGCGATGACCGCGTCGACGAGCTCCTCGACACCCGAAGAGGCGTCGTCGAGGTTGACGTTCACCGTGGTGACGTAGAGCTCAGCGTCCGAAGCGATCGGACGGATGTGCGTCTCCAGGATCTTGTCGTCGTCACCGATGGAACGGCCGTCACCAACGAGGATCGCGCCAGCGATCTCCTCGTCGAGCATGACCTTCATCTCGGCCTTGAGCCACGCCACGACATCCAGGTTGACGATGTCGATGACGTCATCGCGGTCGAGCCGCTGCTTCTTGTAGATGGTCTGCGGGTCGGTGGTCCGCTTCGAGAGGGCGAAGAACTCCTCGTTCTTGAAGTTGCCCTTGATGTAACCACGGGCACGGGCCTCATCAGGCGTGATGTCCGCGGTGATGGTCTTGATGCGCGAGAACGGGCTCTTGCGCACGCCGGAGAGGACGGTGTCGACCCACTCCATGCGACGGCTGATGAAGCCAGGCGCGTTCTCGAGGAGCTGAGCGTCCGGGAACAGGTAGTCGATGTTCTCGATACCGTGCTGGAGCTGGCCCCCGACGTTAACGCCGGTGTGCTCGATGTAGTTCTCCAGAGCGTCCTTCAGCGAACCGTTCTTCTTCGCCTCCTTGACGATCTGCTTGATCGCGTCCTCCTGCGACACGTTGCCGTGGGCGAGGGTGGCCTGGGGGCGCGCAGCGCCGGCCTGCTGAGCAGCGGCGAACAGGTTGTGCGTCATGCTGTTGTCCTCCTGAGTGTCGTCGTGCTGGACCTCGCCAGCCTCGTCGGTGGTGGCGGCACCTTCGGTGTCTCCGCCGGTGTTGGCGGCACCATCAGTGTCTCCGCCAGATGTGTCGGTGGTCTCGGAGTCCTCGTCGCCGCTAACGGCTTCGTCTGCCTCGCTGTCCTCGTTCTTCTCGCCGTCCTCCTCGACAACGTCACCGTCGGTGTCGCTGTGAGTAAGAGCGCCGGCCTCCTCCATCGCCTGGTGAACCAGGTAGTAGAGGACGTTCTGCTGCTTCTCGGACATGGTCTCAACCACGTCCGGGATCGAGTCATCGCCGATGCCGATGTCGCCGTGCTCCATGGCGTCGTGCTTAGCAGACGGTCCCTCAGCAGCCTGAGCCACCAAGTAGTACAGAACGTTCTGCTGCTTCTCCGACATGGACTCGACAACATCGCCGATCGTCTCGTCGTCAGTCTCGACGTCTGCGTGAACAACGTCGTTGCTGTCGATCGGGACGTTCATGAAAATAAGCGCCTCGTCGCCGTCCTCGATGCTCCCATCACTGTGAGCAATCGTGAGGTTGTCGATGAAAGCACCCGGGTTGGCGCCAGCAAGAACAAGGCTGACCTCCCGGATGTTGCCCTTCATAACATCCTTAGCGTGCTGGAGTCCGGCTCGCGCCTTCTCCTGCAGGTTGTTGGCGAAGATCGAGAGGAACTTCAGGTCACCGTGCTTAACCTGCTCCTTAGCAAGCTGACCATTCGGCGTCTCGTTGAAGTAGCCGTGAGCGTAAACGCCCTCCGGCCGGTACTCGAGAACGCAGTGTCCGAGGACATTCGCGATCCCGTTGTGGTCGTGCCCGTAGACCAGAGGAACAACGGCGCCGTCATTCTCCTGGAACGCTCCAGGCAGGATAGTCCGCCCGTCTGCGCACTGCACGTCGTGTCGGGTGGCGAAGCCACCAAAATCCGCTGTCATGTGGACGGATTCCTTTCTGCTGACTGGAGCTGAGTTAAGAAAAACCAGCACCTCATTATCGGAATGGGCTAGCTGTCCAGCCGCCGCTCTCGCATCTGATAGTTGCTTCTTAGCGCTAGTGATAGCGCCTCGAATCTTAGAAACGCGAGCCTGGAGCTCGTCTACGGTCGGTTTGTTATCTGACCCAGACGAGGAAGAGGAGCTACCGCTAGAGGATGAAGAAGACTTGCTCTTCTCCGTCTTGTCGCGTTTGTCCTTCAACTCTTCCTTATGCTTGTCTCTATACTCCTTGGAATCCTTCCGCTCTTTCACGGTCGTCTTACCATCGGAGTCTTTTCTAGCCTCCTCAGCCGCATTGCGACGTGCCTCGGCCAAAGCAGCAAGCGTCTTCGTCAACGCCTCTTGCAGAGTGGAAATCTTTCCTTGTAGACGAGATACCCTCGCCTTGGCTTGTGCGGGAGTGTCTTTCGGGGCGGAGAATCCGCGATCACCCTTAGGCGGCTTGCCGCCAGGAGGTTGTTTCGGAGCAACGGGACGACCTTTGTTCCAGTTCTCACCGGCACCAGCCTTACCGTGCTTCTGATCGCGGGCCGCCATAGCGTCACGTGCCGTCCTTGGGGGCGGTTTAGAGCCCTTCTGACGACCTTTCAGCTCACGTTCCCGCAAATAACGCGCTCGACGCTCGGAAGGATCATAGTTAGGGTCTTTGCCAACCATCAGCTCAACCCCAAGTCGGCCATCTGAGCATCAAGCTCATCCTCAGCAAGATCGGCAGGATTCGGCTCGAGTGACTCACCCTCACCATCAGTAATCTGCTGATCAAGAGGCATGTTGCTGTTGACAAGCGCATTCGCCTGAGCTTCGGGCCGAGGCTTGAGACCCAGCGAAGGACGAATCTCGTTCGGGGACACAATCTGGTTCCGGCTGAGAGAGTCGACAAGATCCGCAAGCTGGCTGATCGGAATCAGCTTGAACGGGGTGTCGAAGTAGCGGATAGTCTGACCCTGAGTGCGAGCAGTCTTGGTCAGGAACTTCCGAGCCATCGCCTCGGTGATCGCGTCCATGATGGGCTCGATCGTCCGGTTTGTGTAGTTGAGCATCTCAGCGTCGTCAGCAGTACCGTTCATAACGCCCTCAGTCAGACCGAGCTCGTTGTACAGTTCCGCCTTCAGATACTGAATCTGACCAAGAAGATTGTTCTCCACCGAACGGTTAAGCTGAGTGATCTTCTCTGTTCCGTCGGCCCACGCTACGCCATAGGTGCTATTTTGAAGCTGAGACTCAAGCTCGCTTCGACGACGTTCTGCCTGAGCAATCCGAGAGTCCGACTTGACCGGGAACGGGAACTGAATGATCAGATCCAGCTTACCCTGACTAGAGATCTCGTCGACGTTGTCAAGAAGAGCCAGCTTTCGAACAAGACGCTGAAGAGTAGAGTTAGTCTCGTTCATGACTGAGTAGAAGGGATTCTCAACGATGGCCACAATGCGCTTAGGCAGATGCAGCTCTTCGTACTGACCCGTCTTCTCATTCCAAAGGCGAACCCAAACGAACTCCGGCTCCCACTTTGTGACCGTACCGACTCGCATGGTTTTCACATCCCACGAACCAGAGGTCAGTGGATTAAGCGTCGTGTCCACCGGAACGATAGCAGCTACGCCAGCCGCAAAGAGGGTGAGTGCAATGTCCTGCCGGAAGTGTCGACCGCCCTGGTCGAGGTTAGCCTCAACGTTCAGACACTCATTGAGATCCGACTTGATCGTCCCCACGTACATGTCAGTCTCGGGGTCGACTCGGCAATGCTCAATCTTCACGCTAGCGACATCGATCGCCATTCGCGTGTAAATCGAGGAGATGATGGTCCGCTCGGAGCTAATTCGAAACACAGGCCGATCGGGTCGAGACATAGAAGTACTAACCGAACCCATGCCCGGGAGAACGCCGTAGCTAGGCTCCTTCTTCTCGGTAAAGGCCGACCATGCATGCTTAAAACTATCCGTAAGAGCGCCCATTATTCACCTCCTTCGTTTCAGTCGTCACTCGAAATCCTCCTTATGGAGCTTGAAAGCAATCCACGCATCCATCAACGCAGCCACGTTATCAATCTTCTCTTCGTGACGTCGCTTAAGAAGCTTGCGGTTGCCGTTTGTGTCTTCGAGCGTAATAGCATTACCCATAGCGAAGCTCATCAAGATCTCGTCAAAGATCAGAAGCCTATTCTCAGACATCTTCTTGAGCTCGCCCAAAGGAACAGACTCAGTCCTAACGCCCTGCTGAACTTTCTCGTTACCGTAGGGAGTACGTTCTTGCTCCCATCGAGCAACGAATTCCTTGGCGTTGTAAGGGTCGTAGCCGAACGATCGAACATCGTATCGCATCGCCTCAATGTGCTCATCCAGATCGTCATAGACGTCCATCATGTCCAGAACAGTCGTATCGAGCACAACAAGAGAGCCTTCCTCACGGAACTGCTCATACTTGTGCCGGAGAGCGCCAGGAAGCGCGCGCAACGTGAGTTCAGTAATATAGCTTCGAGTCTTTACGCCAAACGCGCCATTCCCGAGTGGGAACATGAAAGTGAACGCACAGAAGTCATCACCCTGCGAAAGGTCCGCGCCCATCGAACAAGCCATTCCGGCAAAGTCTTGCGGCAGGTGGCACTCCGTCTCCTCATACGAGAAGAAGTAAGTGTAGCCTTCAGCAGGAATTCCGAAACGCTTGGCTAGAATATCGTTCTTGGCAGCGGGAGCCATCTCGGCACGCTGGACATCACGAGCGTAGGTGTCGTAAGTGACAGTGAAGCCGATGTTGGGGTTAGCCTTAGGCCACATCTCAGGCTGGCTAACCTCTTCTTGATCGTCGAGCTTGTAATGCCAGATCGAAATATAAGGCGCATTGACCTCGCCCTTAAGGTAGTCGGCAAGCTCAAGCTTAATGGTGTCGCCTGAGCCGTTTCGAACTGTACCCTCAGAGCTGATAGCGACGATCAAATAATCGTCAAGCTTAGATGCTCCCTGCTCAATCGCACCAATAACGTCTTCCCGGAGATCGCCAGACAACCACTCATCCACCGTGGAAATACGAGGGCGAAGTCCCTGAAGCTTGTTGATAGACATCGGACGAATCTCAAGCAGAGAACCAGTAAGGAAGTTCTCAATGCCCTTCTTCGTCGAGGCAAGCTTGGTCCTGTCAGCCTTAGATCCAGTCGTGTTTTGAATCGACCCGTAGGTCAAGAACTGAAAATATGGCCCCGGCGAGCGAGTGATCGCTGTTCGGATCGGAGCCATGACCTCTTCAGCCTGCTTCATAGTCGGAGCAGTGGTGATCTGGTGGGTGGTAGTAACATCAACGTTCAGAAAATAACTCTGGATGAGTGAGGCGTACATCGACTTAGCGGCGCCTCGTGCGACAATGAGGTACTGCTTCGTTGTGAGCCGCTTCAGAACTTCCTTCCAGACGAATCGTCCTTCCTGAAATTCAGTAGCCGGTTCCCACACTTTCTCAGGCGAATAGTAATACCAGCCAAAGATTTGCTCGGCCCACAGCTTGAAAGTATCAAGTAGTTTGAGAGGGCTTCCGTCCGTGAGCGTACACTCAGTCTCACAATATGCGATGAAACCGTTGATTGCGTCGGGGTCGTAGTAAACTTCGGGGTCATCAATTAGAGCATCGATCCGGTTCATCTCCATCGAGATCTCTCGACAGACAGGAATTTCTCCTCTTAGAACCTTCTCACGGAAGCGGCCATAGTAAGTCGGCACAGCTGTGTTCGATAGATCCAAGGCCCTTCCTCTCTAATTCTCTAGGCTATTTCAAGCCGAGGTCTTTCAGCAAGTCATCTACGGCTTTGGAGCTCTGCCGCTTGTTCTTGACGTCGTTGTACATCTTCTTGCTGTTGTTGATCACGACTCGATCGGCGCCAGAATTACGCGCCACGGTGTAGCCGCCAGCGAGAATTGCTGCTACCAGCGGAACAGAGCCAAAGCCTCCGGTCAAGGAACGATGCACGCCGCGAGCAGTCTTCGTCGTCTTGTTGACTACGTCCTTGCGCCGACGTTCGCCCTTAGCCTGAGACGCACGCTGACCCAGGTCAGTGTTGCCGACGTGATGGTCGAACGCCTTCTTATAGGCGGGGTCGATCTTGGACCGAGCTTCCACTTTGGCCTTGATCAGCTTGCGTCGAGTGCCAGCTCCCTCGCCGTAGAAGAGTTTCGCTCGAGTGAACTCTTCAGCGTCTTTCTTAGCTTCT